GCTATTCAAGCATTTGGTCGCGCAAAGAATCCAACAGCAGTCAAGAAGCACATCATCCGCCGCGCTCGCGCATTAAACGCACTTGATGTTCTACCTGATGATTGGAATGTAGGAAAAGCATTAAAGGCTCTTCAGCCTGACAATGTGAAGTTTGACCAAGATGCCTTTGAAAAAGCTCGTAGAGCCGTTGCTCAACTTATTCAAGTTGAAGCCGGTGAAATGGGCGATGGCGCAGACGAAACATATTCCCTCGGACAACTCGTAGAGGTGGCAAATCACCTAATGGCTTGGTACGCAGGGGAACAACAAGAGGGAGAAACAATGCCAGAATCAATCGAGTTGTCAGTCGAGGCTGACACAGTTAAAGAGCCTGACACAACCGCAGGGTGCGATTGTGCTGGCTGTAAGTCATGCAAAGAATCAGGCGGATGCGATTCTAAAATGTGTTCTGCACATAAAGATTCACACATGGCTGCCGAAAAGTCTGAAACAGTTGACAAGTGCTTAGATTGTGGTTGCCACAAGCCATCAGAAACACATGGTCGCACCGATGTATCAACTGCTCAAATCGTTACACCTGAACAGGGTGCTGGCTCAGAGAAGTCTGCTGATGCCGATGCAACTGTTGAAGAGGTTGTAGCTGAGGAAAAGACAGAAGAAGTTGCTGTTGAAGCAACTGAAGAAGTTTCTGCTGATGATTCAGCAGAGAAAACCCTGCTTAGTGATGACACAGTAAATGCCATCATTGAAAAGGCCGTGTCAATGGTTACGGAATCTGTGAAAGCAGAAGTTGGGCTTGCTAAGGCTGCATTAGAGGCAGCAGAGAGCAAGGCAGCTTCGCTTGAAACCGAACTAGCACAGGCTAAATCAGCAGCGATTGGAAATGGGCCTAAGCGTTCATCCATCGCAGCAGGTAAAACCCAAACTGACAATCTGCTTGTAAAGGCTGCCGAGTTTAATGCTAAGGCTGCTCGTACAACAGACTCCGTACTTGCTAAGGGCTACCGCGACCTTGCCAATGAACTCATTGCCAAAGCCGCTACCCCTTCAGCAGAATAATCCCGAAAGGAAACCAAACATGGCTCAACTGCCTAAAGCAACAGACCTGTTTGCAGATGCTACTGATGCTAAGTCATCAGCAGTTCGCATGGAAGAATATGTAGAAGTCCTAGGAAAGTCACTTTCCGCTTCTACAAACACACCAGGCGTATCTGCTCCAGTTGATGCAACTGCACAACTAGAAGCACTCGCAGCAAACAAGTCAATCTCACCTGATGCTCTTGGAGCATTGAACAGCGCCCTTGCTGCTCAGCGCCAAGCACAGGCTGACATCGTTAAGGATATTTCCCTAACATCTCCATTGTCATCATCTTTTGCAGCCTTCGACCTCGAAGCACCTGCAAAACTGCTTACGCCTCGACCAACACCGCTCCGTAACCGCATCTCTCGTAAAAAGGGAGTCGGTACCTCTCACCGCGTAAAGCGCGTACTTGGTTACACAGGTACAGGTACAGGCGGAGTAGGAAACCTATGGCCAGGAATCACAGAAACATCAACAGCTACTTTCGGTTCAATCGCTTACGAGCGTGGCCCAAAGATTTCTTATGCTGCTGATGATTTGATTCTTCCATACAACACCTACTCACTATCTGACAGCGTGTCATTTGATGCTAACTTCTCAGGCCTTGGATTCCAAGACCTCCGTCAGTTGTCATCAACTTCTACACTATACGCAACAATGCTTATGGAAGAGCGTATGCTCCTCATGGCTCGCGGAACTGCTTCAGGATACTCAGGCGCACTTGCTGCTCCTACAGTAACCGCAACTGCTGTAAACGCTTCAGGTACACAAGTTGCACTTGCTGCTTCAACACAGTTCTTTATCTATGTAACTTCTGATGCTGGTTCATTTGGTGAGTCTGTTGTTTCAACAGTTCAATCTCCAACAACCTCTTCAGGTTCACAGGTAATCACAATCACAGTAGGTGCTGTTACAGGCGCTCTTGGTTACAAGGTATATGTCGGAACAACAACAGGCGCAACAAATGCTAAGTATGTTGGTCGTTTCACAGGTTTGACTGCAACACTTCAGGGTGCTGCTTCAACAAACACAACAAACAACAACCTTGTTTACTCAACAACAGGCGCAGTTGCTCCTTCTGCTGATTCATCTGCTTATGCAACAGGATATGACGGAATTATTCCTACACTTCTTGGTTCTGCTGGTGGATACAACAACGCAGTTAATGCTCAATTCTCAACCTCTAACCCAGGTGCGGAATATCAGACTGTGTTCTACAACCTCTACAACAATGTTAAGGCTGACCCTGATGAGATTCTCATTAACGGTTCAGACCGTAAGCAACTCTCTGATGCAATCAAGAATGGTTCAACTGCAAACTACCGTTTGAACTTGACCCAAACTGATGCAGGAGATTATGTTGGTGGAGCAACAATCGGTGGTCTATACAATGAAGTCACAGGCAAGCTTGTTGACATCACAGTTCACCCATGGTTGCCACAAGGCGTATCACCAGTTCTTTCTTACACCCTTCCAATTCCTGACACAGAGGTCAGCGATTGTTGGGCTGTTTACAATGTGCAGGATTACATGGGTATCCAATGGCCTGTCACACAGTTCTCATACGACTTCAGCACATACTTCCGTGGAACATTCATGGCACAAGCTCCAGCTTGGTCAGGTATCGTTTCAGGAATTGCATCTGCATAGTCCTAAGAACAATATCGAGAAGGGCGCATCGAAAGGTGCGCCCTTACTCATTGAGGAGGCGCACTAAATGTCAAAAATGATTCCACCAAAAGGTTTGCGTGAAGTATCCGTTACAACCGAGCGTGGCACAAAAACTTACAAGGCTGGCAAAGACGGGCTTATCAATGTTGATAACCCTAAACACGCCGCTCAAATGAAGCATGAAGGCTTGGGCGAAGCGAACGCGATGGGAACTATTCGTAACCCATCATCCATAGGTTTCACCTGCAAAAAATGCGGGTTCGGTTCATTCTTCAAAAAATGCTCAAGATGCGGAGAAATAAATGAGTAATGCGTATTCAGGTACAACCCACCAGTTCTCAACGCCATACTTGACTCTTACTGAATTCAAGAACGCTCCAACGGCGATTGATATTGACAACCTCGTTTGGAACTCACAAGACCCTGATGTTCAAGATGCGGAGTTAGCCAATGTCATTGCTAGAGCAAGTTCATGGATTGATACTTACTGCAACCAAGTCCTCGCAGCAACCACAGAAACCGAGCAACAGCGTTCTCGAATCCGTGATGACGGCACTATCCGTTTTCACCCACGATACAACCCGATAATTGCCCTCACTAGCCTTCAATACGGCTCACCCAATTATCAGCTTACAACGGTTCAGGATTGCTCATACGCTTGGATTGAAGATTCTCAAATTGTCTTTCCTTATGCGATGCTTGCTACTACCTACACCAACCAAGGCCCACTACAGTTTGGTTTTCCAACAACTGCCCGCCAAGAGGTATTCCTCAAGTATTCTTATGTCAATGGTTATGCCAATAGCACTATTGCTACGGCAACCGCAGGGCAGACTAGCCTGACGGTCAATGACGGAACAGGTATTACCGCAGGGCTTACTCTCAAAATTTATGACGGTTTTAATTCAGAGTTTGTCACCGTTGATTCAACCTACACATTTGGCTCAAAGACAATTCCTCTTGTTAGCCCGCTTGCTTATAGCCACACTTCAGGAACCTCTATCTCTGCTCTGCCTCCTGCCATCAAAGAAGCTGCAATTCTTGTGACTACTTCAATGCTCAAGGTTCGTGGCGATAACTCAATGGTTATGAGCGTTGCCTCACGCGCATCAGAAGCCGTAGCAGGTTCACAGAAATTAGGTACAGAACTAGCAGTTGCTATGAACTTGCTTGCCCCTTATCGCAGGATTAGATAATGGCTCTTACAGGTCGCGCAGCCGTTCGCTCAACTCTTGCAAACTTTATTGGCAATCCGCCAGTTCAAGGCATCAATCAAATCTTTACATCCTTTCCTAAGCGTATTGATTTCCAGGTTAATGCCCTGCCTTCTCAGTTATCTCGTACCGCCGCAATTATTCATATTGAATCAGAAAATGAAAACCGCTTGGCGATAGGTGGAGCTACTAGCGGTATCAAGCGCATAGATTACACAGTAATTATTCAGCTATTCCATCACTCAATGGAGCGCAAGTCAGAAGATGCTATGAACGATTTTGATAGCGTGATTGACAACCTCAAGGCAAAGTTGCGTTCAGACCATCAGTTCGGTGACCCATCTAGCAACCTTGTATGGCAAGGCGCAGAACCCGTTATCTCGGTTTCTTACGGCGAGCCTGTATCTAACGATGGCACTTCCACCGAAACTTGGGCATCTGTTCGATTTGATGTTACCCAAATGATTCAAGCATAGGAGCAAGAATGGCTAAATACACTTACGAAGGTCACGATGAGCGAACTTTTCCAAGCATAGGTATCACAGTAAAACCTGGCGATACATTTGAAGCCTCAGATGATTTTGTGGCACACAATGTAAAGCCAAGCAAATCAACCAAGCCAGCCCCAAAAGTAGGAGATGAAGAATGACACTAGCCCAAAATTCCGTAAAGTCGTACCTTGGGGTTGCCTTAGAAACAACCAAGGGTACTCCTGTCGCAGCAACAAACTTTGTACCAATCACACTTAACACATTCAAGCCTGTTGATGTTATTGCGCCACTATATGACACAGGTATTCGTGGCTCATTAGTTGAAAATTACAACTATGTTCAAGGCCGCCGTAACACAACAGTTGACTTTGGTGGGCCTGTATTTGCCGACACAATCGGTTACTGGATTGCCGGCATATTAGGAGATGTCACCACAACAGGTTCATCTGCTCCATACACCCACGCAATTTCTCTCAAGAACACCGTAGGCTCAACAAGCGATGCTCAACCTAAAGCATTGACCATTACAGATTTCTACGGAGCTAACACCCGCTACTACCCTGGTTGCCAAATCACAGACTTTGGTTTGACATTTAGCGCTGACGGAATGTTGGAATATGCAGTTAAGGCTATGGGTTTCCCATCAAGCACAACAACTGCTCCTGCTCCATCTTTCTCAAGCGTTCTACCTACTCAAGTATGGACAGGTACAGTAAGCGTTGGCGGTTCAACAATCGCCTATGTTCGCACCGGTACTCTTGACCTTGCTCGCACATCAGAAGCAATCTTTGGTGTTGGCAATACTCAAGCTCCATATCAAGTATTTCTTGGCGCGCTAACTGTTAAAGGTCAAATCACATTTGTCATGCAAGATGATGCAGAATTGACTCGTTACCTTACAAACACACAGCCAGCAATCACATTTAACTTCTCAACAGGAACAGGCGCTACTGCTACCCAAGTTGCCTTTACTCTTACAAAGGGTGCTTATGTAACTGGCGCAATCGAGCGCAACGCCGATTATGTAGAAGTAACTGTTGATATTGAAGGTCTTGGAAACACCACAGATGCAGGTGCAACTTCAGGATACTCACCTGTTAAATTCACACTACAGAACGCACTTCCTTCTGGCACATTCCAGTAAAGGATAAGATGTCTGACTGGTGGCCGCCTTCCCCGCCAGTCAGACCCTATTAGGGAGGCAAGTTGGAAGGAAACCCATGTCTAAAGTAATTACATTGCCTAGTGGCAATACAGTAACCTTGCGCGACCCAAGCACACTTCGCGTGAAAGACCGCAAGAAAGTTATTGCGGCAGCAGCAAATCAAGAAGGCTTGCTTCAAGCCCTATCTATGGTTGATGGTCTAATTGCGGTTCTTGTTGAATCGTGGAGTTTTGACCTCATCATTCCATCAGTTCATATCGCATCATTAGACGAGCTAGAAATGCCTGACTACGATGCTATCGCCGCAGAAGTTAATGCGGTTCAATCTGCAATCTTTCCTGACTTTACAAAGTCCGAAGCCAATGAAAAGAACCCTGATAGCCCTTTAGACGGCTCGAACGGTTAAAGGGGGCGCTACGGGGAGAGCAACGCAATAACCTATATAAATACCCTGATGACGAGTATTTTTATTATTTCTGTGCTAAAGAATTTGGTTGGACAATAACCGAAACAGATGAGCAACCTGCTTATGTTGTTGATTGGGTTATTTCAATCGCTAATATAGTTAAAGAGGTTGAAAATGATAACGAGCAATATCAATGAGGTTATGCGCGCCGTCAATAAAGCAACTTCAAAACTAGACATAGGCGCTCGTGAAGCTCGTGACGAAATGATGAATACTCTTATTCAGCTTGCCAAAGAAGAAATTAAGGGCGAAAGACCTAAAGGTCAACCCGCTACCCCTGGGCAACCTCCTATGAACCGTACAGGTAACTTGCGCCGCTCTATTCGTGGCGAAAAATATCGTCAAGGTTTTGCTACCTATTCAGCCGTAGTCGGCCCAACTATTGTTTATGGTCGCTCAGTTGAAATGGGTGGCAAGTACGCGCCTCGTACATGGTCAGGCGAAACAAAGAGTAAAGCATTTCCTTATATGCAACCGGCATTTAAGAAGTTTCAAAGAGTCGCTTATGCAATTATGCGCAAGCACCTAAGTCTGAGAGGGTAAGTAATGGCTGAGTTCTTTCCACCCGTTATTTTTGAAATTCAGGCTAAAGCTACAGAAGCACTTGCTACATTTGGCAAAGTTAATGCTGAATTGGCAAATATGGAAAAAAATGGCGTACTTGCTGGCGGAGCATTAGGTAGGCTTGAAAAAGCATCTAAATTAGCCGGTACTGCTATCTTGGGTCTTGGTGGAGCATTTGCCGTTTTTGGTATTGCTAGTGTTAGAACTCTTGACACAGTAGAAAAATCTCAAGCAAACCTACAAACCGCCGTTAAAAATACAGGCGTAAGTTTTGATGCAGCCAAGCCTGCTATTGATGCTCACGCTAAATCTATGATGGCTCTTGGTTTTACATACAACGATACCTATGATGCCTTGGCTAAAATGACAGCCGCATCGGGTAGTCCAAAACTTGCTCTTGATAGCCTTAGTGCTGCTGCCGACCTTGCTCGATTTAAGCAAATTTCACTTGCCGAAGCAGGAACACTTCTTGCTCGCGCATCTGTTGGTCAGGCAAGAGGCTTGAGTGATTTGGGTATTGCTTTAGGTAAGACAATTCCTAAAGGCGCGACTTTTGCTCAGGTTCTTCAAGCTATTGAAAATAGGGCTGGCGGAGCTGCTAACGCTTTTAAGAACACCCTAAGCGGAAGTATTGCGGTTGCTCAAGCTAATTTTCAAGCATTAGAAGTTCAAGTTGGAACAGCACTTGTTCCTTCACTTATTAAAGTTACCGATTGGATTACCAATAAGGGTATTCCCGACCTTAAAGCATTAGGCAAAATTATTAGTGATAATCAAGGATTATTTAAGACCCTTGCTGCCATACTTGTTGTTATTTGGTCAGTTCCAAAAATTGCAGGAATTGTCACCGCAATACAAACTCTTATTAAAGTTTATGAAGCATTAAGACTTGCCGCTGCTACCGCCGCTATTGCTACTGCTTTTGCTACAGGTGGAGTAAGCGTTGCTGCTGCTACTGCCGCTATTGCGGGTGCTGCTGCAATTTATGGTGGCTTTGTTCTTAAAAATGATTTGTCCAAACCAGCCGCAAAAGGTGCGGGCGTTGGTGTTCCTGAATCTATTATGCAACAACAGCCTATTACTTCTAATCTTGCTGGTAAGGGCGTTAGCCGCGTTCCTGCAACTGCAAAAGCATCTGCTAAAAAAATATCGGTTATTCAAAACAACACCGTGTATGCTAGTAACACAAATGATATCGCTAAGAAATTGGCAAAAGCCGCTAGTAATGGAATACCAGTAGGAGCCAAATAATGACAGTTTCAATTTATCAATTTGCATTTAACGGTCTTACTATTGGCGCAGGAACTAATTATGTCGTTGAAAACATTGATGGCTTGGGTGGCACATCTCCGCTAAGAATTCAAGATGATAACCGAGGTTACATTGATGGCTCATATTCAGGGCGCGATTTCTACGATGGCAGAACCGTTACCTTTGACATATTGGTTCTTGGTGATTCTAGTTACAGCGCGCAGTATTACTACAAGCAATTACAATCAGCCTTTGCTCCACAGGCTATTGGCTACTATGTTGACCCAACAGGCACAACACCTGCATCTAGCCAACTACAACTATTTCAATTTCAACTAACAAGCGATACAGGCCCAAAGCGTATGTATGGTCGCGCTCGCGGTGTTACAACCCCTGTTAATCCTGAGTTTAGCTTTGGCTACATTATGTGTCGCGCTGAGTTTTTCTTTCCTGACCCACGCTATTACGATGAAACAGCAACATCGGTTTCAGGTTCAGTTGTTGGCGTAAGTAATAGCGGTTGGGCAACATCTTGCCCTGTTATTACTATTGCCTCACCTAGCTCTAGTGGCTATATCGGAGATGGCACAACGACCATGTATTTTGCTAATGTGGTTTCAAGCCCATTGGTTATTGACCTACTTCAACGGGTTATCTACATGAATGGTGTTCCTTACAGAAACCTTATGACGGTCACATCAACAGGATGGCTTGCAATCGCTCCAAGCAGTTCAGGTACTTGGACTAGTAGCATAGGCTCCATGTCTATTTCCTACAGAAACGCTTATGTATAATGGCTTATACATTTCGGTATGTAACAACTAATCTTTATCAATCAGGTTCATCGGCTAACCCGATTATTGCTGAACTTCCATTTACAAATGTAAATTTTACTCAGCAACTTAATTCTATTGGTACATTTCAAGGCGAAGTCTTGCTATCAGGCATTAACTCAACCAACCTTAATGTTTATGACGGCACTATTCCTGGCAAAACAATCTTGTGGGTTATCTACAATGACACGCAAAGTTCTAATAGTTATCCTGTTTGGTCAGGGGTTATTTGGAACCGCGAATACGATTCAGACAGCCAAATTCTTCATATTACGGCTCAAGAAATGCTTAGCCTTTATCAACGCCGCCGTATTTCCGATAATAAAGATTACACAACTAATACCGCAACAATTACGGGCGCAAACGGCGCAGGTTCAACGGTTATTTATTATGCCAATAACAACTTTGTGGCTGGTCAAACTGTTAGCGTATCGGGTGTAACTCCTAGCGGATTCAACTTTAGCAGCAAAGCAATCGTTTCCTGTACCTCTACTACCTTTATTGTCAATAGCACTTATGGTGGTGTTTATTCATCAGGTGGAACGGCAACTGCCACAGGATATGACCCAACCTATATTGCTAAAAGTTTAATGCAATACACAGAGGGCAAGACTCATGGCAAAACAGGATTGGCGTATTCTGTGCCAAGTTCTACTTATGCTGCTGCCCGCACTTATCATAACTACGAATTTAAGTCTGTATATCAGGCAGTAAAAGATTTAGCGCAGAACTTCTTTGACTTTGCCATCATCCCTGATTCAACTACAGGCAATTTAATAAATACATTTACTATTGGAATTCCTTTGGGTGCTACATATAGCGCAAGTGACCCTACCTCAGCCGTGTTTCAATTTCCTGGCAACATCATCTCTTACAAGTTTCCTGAAGATGGGCAGACCGCCGCTAATACCCTTTATGGACTTGGCTACGGAGCTAATAACAGCAAACTTACCGCAACCGCTATTGACGGGGGCAAAATAACAACAGGCGATTGGCCGTTATTGGAAGATGCCGTCAACTACATAGATGTCAGCGATACGACCTTGCTTAAAAACCTTACGCTAGGTCGCTTAAATGCTGTTTCTTATCCGCCAACTACGGTTGAGATTGTTATTCCAACCTATGTTGACCCTTATTATTACAAAGATTACAGCATTGGCGATACGGTTCAAGTTCGTATTACCGATGATTATTTTCCAACAGGATTAAACCTTGTTATGCGTATCGTAGCTTTAAGTGTGAACCCAGGAGAAAACGGCCCTGACCGCGTTACCGTTACTCTTACCCGTGAACTTGCCGCAGGAACAGTTAGTTAGGAGAGCAAATGTCGTATGTAAATCTACCCGTTAATTTACAAGATATGTTCTACACGCTTTCTGACCGCGTGACTAAATTAGAAACAGGCCCTAGTGGGCCACAAGATACTGCCGATTATGCAAGCACAACAGCGCAAGCTGCTTATGTGCAAGCAATCAACGCAGGTATTCAAGCTACTGCCGCATCTCTTCAAGCGGGCGTAGCACTTCAATCTGCCGATGGAAAAAATGTTGTTCATTATCAAACATCAGGCCCTACGGGTGGTGGAATAACCGGCGATGTATGGTTTCAAGTTAATGGCACAGGTGTAGTTCAGTATCAATATATTTACAATGGTAGTTCTTGGATTAACTCGCCAATTACCGATACAGTTATTGCTTCTCTTGATGCAGGTAAAATTACAACAGGAACTCTCACCTCTATTGCTATTTATGCAGGTTCATCAGGACAATTTCAAGTTTCATCTGCTGGCGCACTCACGGCAACAAACGCAACAATTCAAGGAACAATTACTTCTTCAAGCGGCACTATTGCTGGTTTTACTATTTCGGGTGGTGCATTAAATGCCACATCTGGAAATATCTACATTAGGTCTGATAATGGCAACATCAACACCCTTGGTAGCATTATTACTGGAATAGGTACACAAATCACAAGTGGTGGAACGGTACAGTCAACGGGAAATATGACCGCTAGTGGTTATTTCTATAATCCTGGATATGCTACTACTACTAGCGCGGCTAACGCTTATATCAATTCATCAACTGGGCTTTTGGCTCGTTCTTCATCTTCTTTGCGATATAAACTTGATGTTAAGCCACAGGAAATCCCTCTTAGTTCAATTCTTGAATTAAGCCCTAAATCATTTTTTGATAAAGCCTCTGCCGATGCTCAAGATGGTTCAACCAATAATTTGCCTCGTATTCTTGGTTTAATTGCAGAAGAAGTTGCTCAAATTCCTGTTCTTGCTGACCTGCTTATGAATAAAAACGAACAAGGCGAACCCGATTCTGTTAACTATGACCGTATTGCGGTAGCATTGATTCCGCTTTTACAAGACCACGAAGCACGATTAGAAAAGTTAGAGGGCAATAATGGAAATAGAGCGACAACTTCAAGTTGATGACATTCTTAAATCTTTGCGTGAGCAAATTGGCGAAAAAGCACAAGAAGTAGCTGTTCTCAAAGCAACGATTGAAGCCATTATGAAAATAAAAGAAACACCCGCAACAACTACCGCATCACCCCTTATCCCAAATGTAGAGGGAACCAAGGGAATCTAATTCCTACAACTCGAAAGAGCGCAACCATGTTTACTAATGTTAATGCCGCAACTATTGTATATTCTTATTTTTTTGTAGGTGTTGCACTATTGGCAGGTATGAGCATGATTGCCAAGCACACTATTGGCAAGCACACAGAGGAACTTAAAGATAAGTTAAGCCGCATTGAATATGCGCTATACAACGATGGCAAAACTGGGCTTATTAACAAGGTAGATGCGCTTATTGAAAACCAGCAAATCATTAAAATTGATGTTGAGGTTATGAAAGCAAAATATGATGCGTAAAGCCTTATTTTGGAAATGTGTATCTATTTTCAGGGTATGGTTTCAAACCTTTCTTACTATTGAAATTGCCTTACACATTAAAGATGTTATAAATGGTCATTTCTTTTGGCAGGTTTGCGTAGGGGCTTTTGTTCCCGTCATTATTCGATGGGCTACCCCACATGATGAATTTCCTGACGAAAAAGTTAGATAATGGATGCGCACGACCAAGCTATCACCAATGCATATATTGTCCATTATCCTTCGCACGAACCACGCGAGGATGACCCGCACTACAAAGACTTTAACGCCTACCGCGAAGCCACTAAAGCCACAGCCGTCTGTGCTATCGGAGGACATCGTCAAGATTTCTCTGAGTGCGATGGAGGACTAGAGCTACACCATTCCCACATTGAATTTGCCCTAAGCAATCATGTGGATTTGAAATGGCTAGAGGTTGATTACCCTGGCGTATCTGACCCCAATTCAGTTGGCGCGTGGGTTGAATCAGGTGCTAATCTTATGTGGCTATGTATGAAGCATCACAGAGCTGCGGGGGCGGGTATCCACCACGCTGCTTATGCCGATTACGAAGCATCCAAGTATGTTCAAACATTACTTTCAGGAAGGAAAGATAGTGGCAACTAAATTCAGTTATCATGTTACGGCTAAGGAGAAAGCCCTTGCCGAACATTACATTTATGGAATTCTTGCGGCTGGATTAGCAGCGCATGAAATTGCTCCGCATGACGGAATCAAAGTGGTAGCACTCAAGGCAGTAGTTGGTGGCTTAATAGCACCTATTCTTGCTCGTATTAATCCTAAGAGCCTTGTCAATCAGATTGACACCGCAACAGGCGCACCTTCAACACTTACAGCACCAATCGTAGATGCTGTTCTTGCTGATGCAAACAAGTTGGTACAAGCCAACAAGTAATAAAACTTAAATGACCCGTCAGCCTTGGAGAAGGGGTTGGCGGGTCTTTTTTTTATTGGAGGATAAATGGCAACAGCACTTGACATCGTTAATACCGCTCAACAGCAAGTTGGATTTGTTGAGGGTACAAATAACGATAACCCCTATGGCACTTGGTATGGGATGAACCATGAACCCTACTGCGCTATGTTTGTTTCATGGGTGTTTGCTGAAAACAATTTATCCAACTTAGTAGCAGCTCAGACCACAAAAGGTTTTGCTTACTGTCCTGCGGGACTTTCTTGGTTTCAGAAAGAAGGTCGCATTGTTGACAAGTATTCAGGTGAGCCAGGAGATATTGTTTTCTTTTCCTTTGAGGGAAATGGTCAAGCCGACCATGTTGAGATTATTGTCAATGCTTCCAAAGATGGCATAACAACCGTTGGAGGAAATACAAGCCCTGACCACGCGCTGACCGCATCACAAGCTAATGGCAATGGTGTCTATCTTCGCCATCGCCCATATCTTTATGTTTTGGCTATTGCTCGCCCTGCCTATACAACTCCACTTAAACCAGCAACTTCACTTGCAACAAAAAAACCTGTTGCCGTAGGAACTGCTGCTGCTACCGCTTTGGGGGCAGGTGGGGTAGCCGTTCATCAATCCACAACTCCTGCAACCACAAAGCCAACTACAGTATTTACCGCACCCGCTTGGGCTGCCTCAGACTTTCCGCTCAAGAAAAAGACACCGCAAGAGATAGTCGTAGAAAAGGCTCTATACAAGGCAGGATTGCTCCCTGCGGTGGCTCAAAACACACCTTGGACATCTACCCATATAACCGCCCTGAAAGCCTTTCAAAAGCGCCAAGGAAGCCCGCAAACAGGCATCGTAGATAAATCCACATACATCGCGTTAATGAAGGAGCTACCATGATTCGTTTTCCTATTAACAATGCGAAATCCATTGGTCTTTCAGCCGTTGCCGGTTTAGCCGCATGGAAAGCATCAAACTTTTCCTTAGACCCAACTCATCTTGTAGAAGCACTTACCTCTGCAACTGCCGGATTAGCCGTACCCCACAACCCCATGTCTAGCCCTGTCAATGAAGCTGAATCGCACATTATCACTCCATACGCCAACAACATTGAGGAAGTGTGATAACTTTCGCCCGTTGGTAAATGCCAACAACTAGGTGAAAAAACTAAATAGTGCAACGACTCCGAGTGATATCAGGTCGCAAAACACCCCCGCCAATAAAAGGTGGGGGTTTTTTTGTTTGGTAGGATATGCACAACCAAGGGGAGGTAACATGGCTTTAGCACAATCATTGCAGACTGCTCAAAGGGTCTGCCCTATCAAACCCATTTA